TTATTAAAAGTAATTCAAGTAACATTGAATAGGTGGGTGAGTGGACACCCCTAAACTCAATTCCTGAGTTTTAGAAACTCCCACTTCAAATTGAGGCAAAGCCTCAATTAAGTGGTGAGTTATTCATTCCTTTGAGCATTTTAGTCAAACGCTTTATTGTTCTTTTTCGTACTAATATTTTACCGTTAGGAAAATGTCTGTATCCTAAAAAATCTAATCCTTGCGATGTGTGAAACAAGCTGCATTTACTTAGCGTCAAGTCTAATTTTTCTTGCAAGAATGTTTTAACATCTTTCGCTATTTCGTTTAATTCTTTTTTGTTGTTGAAAAATAAAACGAAATCATCACAGTAGCGAATATAGTCTTTTATTTTATAAATATGCTTTACTCTCATATCTAATTCATTTAAATATAGATTGCCAAACCACTGTGAAGTGTAATTGCCGATAGGTACGTTTTTACCGCCGTCAATGCTATAAATTATATCATTTAATAACCAAAGCATATCTTTGTCCTTGATTTTCTTTTGCACTATATTATACAGAATATTATGACTAATACTTGGGTAAAATTTCGATATATCGCATTGTAGGCAATATTTATTTCGCATAACATCTTCCATGGATTGCTTGCTTCCTAAATGCTGTCCTTTGCCTTTACGGCAGCTGTAACTATCGTGTATCATCATACTTTCCCAAATAGGCGAAATAACATTCATAATAGCGTGCTGAACTATTCTGTCTGGAAAAAATGGCAATACATAGATTAATCTCTGTTTAGGCTCATATATCATTTTAGTATTGTATTTAGATGTACGAAAGGTTTTGTTGATAAGGCTGTTTTTTATTTTGTTAAGATAATAATCCTTATTCTTTTCTACTATTTGTACTTTCTCTTGCCAGCTTTTGCCTTTTTTAGCTTTTGTAAAAGCATTTTCGATATTATCCAATGCTACAACTTTGCTAAACAAATTACCGTATCTTTTCATTATACACCTCGCTTTATTAAACTTCTTCATTTATTAAGGCGGTGCTATTTATCATAGCACCGCCTTAATTGGTTATCTGACTTTCGCATTAAAAACAACCTACTAAACGGATAACCTACACATTTGTGTATTTTGGTTTAACGCAACCAAAGTCTATCGAGTTCAGCCTTTTTGTGTTTATAGGCTTTTGTCTTTAATTTCATTGTTTTCTTTTTGATTTGTTTTTTGGAAAAACAAGCCCTTAAAATTATCGTAATATTAGAAAAAAGTAAAATCAAAGTGCCAAACGCACCAATTATCACTAAAGTATCGGACGTGCCGCGCGCAGCAATATTCGCATTGACGTTAGCTGACACATTGTTACCATTGAAGGAACGTGAACCGCAATACGAAGAATTGCTCCAATTACCCCCGACTAGCGCACGCCGTAGAGAGCCATTCGCATACGTCATAACTCGTAAACTGCTTCTTGCAAACTAACTTTTTTTTGAAGTTATATATGCTCTACAAGAAAGCGGAACATATTGGCATTACCAATTTATCACAAGAGTGAAAGGCTATGTTCATTACCCGTTTGCCGCCTTATGTTAAGTTATTATGTCATCAACACTATCGGCTTGTTTATTATTATATATTACTAAAACGAATTTTGCAAGCACTTTTTTAAATATTTTAGCGATATTTGACTATCTAATTATTGCGTATTTCGCACAAAATGGCGTTAAGAGCAAAATCCGCGCGTCAAATTTTCCTTCTTCTATAATCAGAAGGAAAATTTGAAAGGCTCGGACGCGCCGCGCGCAGCAATATTCGCACTGACGGAAGCCGACACACTGCTACCACCGAAGGAACGCGAACCGCAATACGAAGAAGGGATCCAATAACCCCCGACCAGCGCACGCCGCAGAGAGCCAGCCGCAGAACCATATTGTTTTGCGTCTACTGACGCATTATATACGGAATCCGTAGACCAAGTATAGCTTGGCGAATATTCAAACGTATCGCGACACCACTGCCACAGTACACCGCAACAATCTTCATGTCCGTAATACGATACCGTTCTTCGTCCCGCCGTATCTACATGACCGCCAGTCGTACTTGGGTCTGCCGCGCCTTTAATTGCGGTTAATTCATTTGAACCTTTTGCGAGAACCGTAAACTCATCGCGCCACATAAGCCTTTTCTTTTGCAAGCCCAACTGTTCTATGAATTTTTCACCATGCCAAGTAGGAGAACTGCCACCGTCCGCTATTGTACCGCCGTATGAAGATACAAGTTTAGAACCATTCCATGAATCCAAATAAATATCAAACCATTTATCTAAGCCGTCTACATAGCACATACCTTCTGGTTCAGATATAGGTCTATGAGATAAATCCCATACTGAATTAGGAAGTATATCTCCTACCATATAATTATTCAACGGGTGGTTAGTATCGCCAGTATTGCCTATGTCGGCACATTCACAATGAAAGCCGCCTATTTTTCTTGAATTATCAGCATTATATCCTAGAGGCACTGTTGAGTTTGCTGTTAAAATATAAACTGGTTCAATGCTTGTTTTATCTTCGTTTTGACAAGCATATATGTAAAAGTCTTTGCCTGCTCTGTTTTTGCCATTAGCGTAGTTTAATACACATTCCCATATTACGGCGTTGTCAGTAAATGTTTCGCCCACCTTTTCTGGGAATGTATTTGTCAAAGTTGAGGTAAGACCTTCCGTTGTAGCTTTATATAAATATGTATCAGTTGCGTCATTTATATAAACGTAATCGTCTATATTATACGTTGTATTTGTTTGATATAGCGTAGCTTTAGTATCCCATGATTCAGGCTGCGATATATCGAATACTTGTGGAGTGTTTGTTTTATAACCTCTGTCGGAAATATTTACCCACAGGATGTTAGGAGTAGTTAATTCTGTCTGACCAGTTGCTTTAAATCTTTCGCTTCTTGAATAAAAGCAAGGAGCGTCTGCCATGTTCATAGAGCCTTTTACATCGGCAAGGGCTGCATTAGATGCCTTATCGTTAATTAAATCAGCTAATTTGCCGCCCACGGTTTCTGCTTCTATATTTTCTGTATATACTGCTGAACTATGTACTTCATTCCATCTCTTTTTAGATGTGCCTAATGAATGAGTTTTATCTCCGCGTGGAACTATTGCATTACTCAATTATCGAGTCTCTCCCGTCTATTTTTAAGTTTAATTATTTTTTATTTTTTAGCTTGCTGACGGCATTAAGTCGCCATTATCGTCTAAAGTCCAGACAGTAGATGATTGCGGATTTAAAACAGGCATTAAGTTGCCATCATCGTCTTTTTCAAATACATCTGCTGCTACGACTGTTGTTGAGCCAGTATTTCCAGTACTGCCGCTGCTGTTGTTTGAGCCAGTATATTTAATATCGTGTACTAAAAATTGCGCCGTTCCGTCAACTATATATCCGTTAGCACTTTGTATATTAGCGTAATCACTAATGTCCTGCGTGTCGGTAGTGCCTGCTGTTACACATTCAAGCATAACCCAACTCGGAGCGTCTAAACTGTATGCTATATCTCCTACATCATATGAAGTATTTCTGCTTAATATATGTATTGCTTTATATATATTCTCTACTAAAATACTGTGAGCATTGGCGTCTTTATTGTGTGCTGCTATTTCGGTGGCAAATGCTGTACTCAAATTAGAAGTGTTAGCTTGTAGCGAATCATACGACTTTGTTAGTTCAGCCAGTTCTAATTGTAATCTGCTGCCGTCTTTTATCTGTGCTAATTTCGTAAGAACGAAAGACATTAAATAATATACCTTCTTTCGTTATATTTTAACTATGCTAAGATTCATAGTTTTCATATCGTTAATTTTTATATTCGCTTCTGTTGGGATTTCAATAATAAGTTTAAGAGATAAATAATTATCCTCGTAGTTATCTGAACCGTCATTTACATAGCCATATAAGATGTAACCGTCTGGCATTACTACTGCGGCTGTTTTATCCAAAATAGAGGTTTCTAATTTTTCGCTGCTATTTAGATAAAATGAGCAATAATCTAATATGGCGGCATCTTCTAAATATGAAAAAGAAACGGCTATATTAAAATTCGTTAAGCTATTGACCTGTTCTGTACCGTATTTATTATTCCATATACGCATATCTATAATAAAAGATTCTCCGCTTAGGATATAGCCGCCGTAATAATTAGAATCATTTGTATAGTCGGTTTCAGAACCTTTTTTGATTTCCCAACTTATAATCGGGTCACTCATATTTTATTGTTTCTCTCTTTTTTAATTATATTTATTTTTTTAATTATACGCCAAACGAAATAGTGTTTATAATAAGCGTTGCGTTTTGCGAAATCAATAACGCGGACAATATAATATCTGCTGTTTTATCGCTATTAAAGTTAAGTATATAATCTGTATTTTCAATTAATACTCTGCTTGTGTTTGCCGTGTTGTCGTAGTAATTTATTATAATTCCGTCTGCTGCTTTTAGGTCTGCGACAGTTACAGGAATTTGTGCCGCGCTTACAACAATAGATTTTACTGATTTAAAGAGCGAATCTTTAACTGTGCTGTCTAAATCATTTGTCGTAATTAAATCGGATTTTAACCTATATTGCGTTAGAGTTTTCAACACGTTGTTAATCGTGTCTATTTGGTTTTGCAGATTTTTAATATCGTTAGACGTGTTAGTCGAAAGATTGCTTATTTCGTTGCTTAGTAATGCGCACTGGCTTAATCCGCTGTCTGCTTTATTTTCTATATCAGACATCATCATGTTAAGCTGGTCATAGCTCCATACATATTTAGAAATTCTGTATGTTATATTTTGATTAGCTTGTAATGGAACGATTACTTTAAAATAAGTAGTCATTTCATCTTTATTAGCCGATGAAGCAACAGTTATTCCATCAGAACACATTTCCACGAAATCTACGTCTTTATTTAGCTTTGCGCCATCGAGCCATACTTCAAGCTGCGATGCTTCTATGCAATATTCTAAATCAGTTTGAAATACTTGGTCTATATTAGACACGGAATATTTTTCGTAGTTTTCGTTAATAAAAATAGCTGCTCTTTGGAATACATTTTGTAATGCGCCGTTTCTTACAACGTGATTTACTACGCATTGAACATAAGTAGGCTTATCTAAAGGCTCTTTTAATTTAAAGCCTATGCCAGTCGAAAGATAAGGTTTGCTAGAACTATTACTCTGCGTAACTTCTTCAAACTGGTCATTCATTACTACTTGTTGGTCTATTATTATCG